ATTTGTAATTCCTAACAATAATTGTCTTGTCATCAGTTGTTTTGTGTGGAGTTGTTAGGTAACACTAGCAGCTCCATTTTTTTTATTTAAAAAGTTATGAGAGGAATAATCAATCAAGTAATACTCAGAGGAATCAAAGCAAACGATTCTCAAAGGAAGATAAAGCTAACACTAAAGAAGCTGCACAACATTACTATTGCATCTGAGGTGTTTAAAACTAGGTACAATGCCATTAAATCAAGAATTAGCCAAGTATTACCAGAAGTTACTAAAGCTAGCAGAAAAGATAACAAAAGGAAATAAGGTTGATGCACAGGATTTAGTGCAAGACTTATATGTTATCATTTTAGAGTACGACCAAGAGAAGATTAAAAAGATAGTCGAAAACGGACATCTTGTTTTTTGGTCTGCAAGAGTTTTGATGAATCAGTATGTTAGGACAAACTCAGCATTTAAAACAAAATACTACACTAAGCTAAGAACGGAGAACTACGATGTTAAGAACTTCCAATACTTTGATGGTATTGAGGAGTTAGTAGAGTTCGAGAACAAGTTGCAGTTTGTTAAGGATAAGATGAACAACCTGCATGAGTATGATAAGCTCCTGTTTGAGATTTACTTTAGTTCTGGTAAGAGCATTCGTAAATTAGCAAAAGATACCGGCATAAGCACCACATCGATATACACTACACTTAAGAACGTAAAACAATACCTGAAAGATGAAGTTGAGAGCGAGTACAAAGAATTTGAACGATAGACTTGCAATCTGTAATAAGTGCAAGCATTTTAGAAAGTCAGTAAATCAATGCAAGAAATGTGGTTGCTTCATGCAGATAAAAGCAAGGATAGCATTCACTAAGTGTCCAATAGATAAATGGGATAGAGAAACTGATATTACCAAAGACCAACTATCAATACTTAAAAGAGTGTTTAAGGATATTGAGGGCGATAGAGTAACGCATGACCAAAACAGGAACTTAACCAATATCTACAATGACATCTTTGGAATGAATAAGAAAGTTACAGGTTGTGCAAGTTGTGTAAAGCAAACAGTTGAGGATTTAAAAGCAGTATATGAAGCCTATAAAGATTGAGAGTAGAAAGTTATTTACTTTAGAGTTTGCTGAGTACAACCCTAGAACAATATCTAAAAAGCAGTTTAAAGATTTAAAGAAGTCAATAACTGAGTTCGGTATTGTTGCACCTATTGTAGTAAACATAAACAAGGACAGAGAGAACGTAATTGTTGGAGGGCATCAAAGAGTTAGAGCTTTGCAAGATTTGGGTCATGAGAGCGTTCTTTGTGCTTTGGTTGATTTACCATTGCAGGAGGAGATGAAACTCAACCTTAGACTAAACAAGAACGGAGGGAAGTTTGATGATGACATGCTTATTAATTACTTTGACGAAGAGGTGTTATTTGAGGTTGGATTTACTGCAAACGATTTAGATATAAACATAGACAAATACGAGGACAATCAATTACAGGAAGCTACAAAAGATGTATGCGAATGTTGTGGAGCTAAGATATGACAAAACACTTAAAAATATACCTGGAATACTTTGGCTTTGATGTAAGCGATTACATTCAATGTGAGGTATGCTTTTCTCCTGCTGATGATATACATCACATAGATGCTAGAGGTATGGGAGGAAGCAAGACAAAAGACTACATTGAGAACCTGCAAGCAGTATGCAGGCCATGCCATATTAAGTATGGAGATAAGACAAAACACAAAGAACAATTAAAGGAGATACACCTTAATTACATGAAACGATATGGAACAAAACAGAACAAAAGAAGCTAAAAAGCGAATGCTCAAAGCGTTAAGCAGTTCATTGGGTATTGTTACTACTGCATTGAAATCTGCTGACGTTGGAAGAGTAACATATTATGCATGGCTAAAGCAAGATGAAGAGTTTGCAAAGCAAGTAAAAGAAGTTGAGTCAATAGAGCATGATTTTATAAGGTCTAAGTACTACGAGTGCATCAAAGACAAAGTGCCTAGCGTTGTAATACATGCAGCCAAAACTCAGTTAGGTTTAAATGAGAGGCAGCTTATTGATGTGACTACACAAGGCGAGAAGATTAACAAAATAGAGATAGAGATTGTCAAGTCTAAAGATAAAGACGAGTAACGTATTCGAGCGTAATTACAATGCACCTACAAAAATTGTAGTGAATCAAGGAGGGACTAGATCTGGAAAGACTTACTCTCTTTGTCAACTTCTTATTGTCAAAGCATTTGAGAATACCGGCAAGAGATTCAGCATTGTTAGGAAGTCATTACCTAGTCTAAAGCTCTCAGTCATGAAAGACTTTTTCGAGATACTGAGCAACTTAGATTTATATAACGAAGCACATCACAACAAATCTGACCACACCTATACTCTAAATGGTAACACCTTTGAGTTTATATCTCTTGACCAACCACAAAAGAAAAGAGGTACAAAAAGGCACTTCCTGTTTTGCAATGAAGCAAACGAATTAACTTGGGAGGATTTCTTTCAGCTAATCATTAGAACTGAGGAGAAGATATACATCGATTACAACCCCTCAGATACACACCATTGGATATATGATAAGGTACTAAGCAGAGATGATTGTACGTTTATTAAATCAACGTATTTAGACAATCCTTTTTTAGCTGATGAATTAGTAAACGAGATTGAAAGGCTAAAGCATACCGATGAAGAGTATTGGAAGATATACGGATTAGGGGAGCGAGGGTTCAGTAAGTCGATTATATTTAACAAGGTGCAGATTGTTGGAACGATTCCAGAAGATGCAAAAGAGATTGCAATTGGTTTAGATTTTGGTTACACAAATGACCCAACGGCATTGATAGAAGTTTACGAATACGAGGGTGCTTTAATATTTAACGAGCTGATATATGAACGAGGTCTTACTAACCAAGACATTGCTAAGTCTTTACACAATTTCGGGATTGATAGACGAAGAGCTATTTACGGAGATTCTGCTGAGCCTAAATCTATCGAAGAAATATATAGACTAGGGTTTAATATAAAGCCTGCATCTAAGGGAAAGGATAGTATCAACATAGGGATTGATTTGCTTAAACGTTACGAACTTAAAGTAACGAGCAAGAGTACGAACCTAATCAATGAGTTTAATTGCTACAAATGGCAGGAGGATAAGAATGGTTATCTGCTGAACAAACCGATTGACAATTACAACCATGCTATTGATGCAATCAGGTACGCAGTTATAATGACAAAGTCAAGACCAAACATTGGTCGATATTCTATTAAGTAAAAATATTTTAAGATTTATTTGTAAATAGTTTGGTATTATTAAAATTTGTTTTATATTTGTCAAAGACAAAACCACTAAAAAACAACATTATGTATCAAGTAACACTAATATCAAAAGGAATTAAAGTAACAAAGATTTGTAAATCTCAAAAAGAAGTTAATACATTTTATAGAGATATGCCTTGCAAATATGGTTTATTATTTCAAACTAAAATACCATATGCAATACAAGTAAAGGAGTTGTAAAATACTCCTTTTATTCTTAACTAACCCTTGCTTAACGGCGGGGGTTTTTTTATTTTTATACAATAACAACTTAAACCTATTTAATAGTATGAAAGTTATAATTCCTCAAGACTTAAACGAGATTACTCTCAAGCAGATGATTAAGCTAGCTGATATTGAAAAGCTAGAGATTGATGAAGTTGAGAAAGCTAAAGAAGTGATTAAGCTCTTGGTTGATAAGGTAGATGATTCCAATATCAATAGAATTAAGGTGCTTGACTTATTAGCCATGTACAAGAAACTTTGTGCAATGACCAATACAGAAACATCGTTAATCAAGTTGGTAAGCATAGAGGGCGTTAAATATGGCTTCAATCCAGATATTCAGAGTATATCAACAGGCGAGTTTATGGATATTGACATGCTTTGCAAAGACTTAGACAAAAACCTGCACATGATTATGGCAATCCTTTACAGGAAAGTTACAACTGAGGGCGAGGGTAGATACTTAATAGAGGAGTACGATGCAAAGATAGATGAGAGGGCAAACCTATTCTTAAATAAGATGCCTGCATCAGTTGCTCAGAGTTGCTTGGTTTTTTTTTATCGTTTAGGGAAGGGTTATTTGAGCGACACAATGGTGTCTTTACAGGAGGAGGAGAAAGCGAATCAAGTGCAAACTTTGGAAAGCGATGGGGTTGGTATTCTGTAATAATGATGTTGTGCAACGATGACATTTTAAAGATGGATGCAGTAACAAAGCTCAACATAAACGAAACACTAACATACATCTCCTACATTAAAGAAAGGAACAAAGTAAACAAGAAGAAATGAAAAGCTACATCGATATAGTAAATACGTTTAAAAAGATATGCGAGCAGCATCAACAAGTTAAAACTTTTACAACAGGAGATATATTTGAGGCTGACTTGGAAACTCAAGACGTATTTACAAAGGTGCATTTAATTGAAACAAGTGCATCAATCAACAAGACTACATTCACGTTTACTTTTGATTTGCTTGTTATGGATCTGGTCGATGCTGATGGTTCTGACCAAGATTTTGCTTTGAATAGAACATTCTTAATACTAGCAGATATATATCGAGAATTTAGAACAGGAAGCTATTCGAGTACATCAGCAGTTACGCAAAGCATAACGATGCCTGAGAGCTTGTCTTGTGAACCCTTTACAGATAGGTTTGAGAACTTACTAAGTGGTTGGAAAGGTACATTCAACATAACTGTCCAAGCACAAAATTCTGCTTGTGAAACACCGATGAATCGATAGATGGAATTTAAAGGGGAAAACCTATCTAAAGCCTTAAACAAGTTCGGTAAAAAGACTGTTGAAGTGGCTGCTGCTAATTTGCTGAGAAGCAAACGAGGGTACGATACAGGGAAACTCCTTAAGTCTATTGATTATGATGTAGCGGTTACATTAAACGCATTCTCTTTAAAATTCAATTACGAAGATTATGGAGAGCAGATTGATAAGGGAAGAGGTAAATCAAACAATTCACAAGGTGGGGTTGTTTACCAAAACATATTGGAGTGGGTTAAGCGTAAAAAGTTAAGACCAAGAAACTCCAAAGGACAATACGAGGCATGGAAGAACAAGACACAACAACAAAGGTCGATTGCTTTTTTAGTTGCCAGAAAGATTAACAGGTTTGGATATGAGGGTAATGGATTTTTTACCAATGCATTTAAACAAACATACAAGAAACTGCCTAAAGAAATTAAAAAGGCATACATGTTAGATTTTGAAAAGTTTATGAGTTTTACATTAGATGAAATAAAGACAAATGGCAACAACGGCAACTAGAAGTAATTATTGGATAGTAACAACCACAAGTACAACAACGCCTGTATTTAATTTTAGATACATTGTAGAGGTTGTAATAGGTGGAGTTGTTAAGGCAACATTAAAACAACCAAAGAACAATGCAGGTGCAGCTCATTTTAATATTGAGCGAATTGTAAAGAACTATACAACTGTAACAAATAAGCATGCTAACACTATCACAGGTGCAGTAAGTTACAATTCTATACATTTGATGCCTAGAAATATTCCAAACCCATCAGCAGGGGTTGTTGAAGATTATGCAATAAGCAAGAACGCAGGAACTTGTAGGTTGGCCACATTAAAATTTTATGAGGAGTTTGCATCAACTGATGGAGGAACGATAAGCAGAACACCACAAAACATTGATGTTACTTATGCGTTTATTAATTACGCAAATGAGTGGGAAGACCAAATGAACTTTGATGCTGACAGATATTCTCCTTACGCACCATCTCCGATAGAGAAGTATTTGAGTAAGATACCATACGAGTCAACACAACCAAACGATACAAGCGGAAGAATACCACATCTTACAGGGGTTGGAGATTATAGAACATTGTCTTTTTTAAATGAGTTTAATACTTATTTTACAACAAGTAACATCGCATTTGAGTATAAATTTTATAGTGAAGTACCTAACGCAGATTTAAGCAACTACACAGGGCAAATATACCTGCCAAATTTTGCCTCAAATGGTGGAGAGCAGGCAGGTAGTGCAACAGGAAACGAGGATGAAATGCTTTTGTTTTTTGCAGCAGGTTATGAGAATGTATCTAAATTAAAATATATTAGCTATGGAGGTTACCAAATGCAAACAACCGATAAATATTACACTATAAATATAGGAGGTAATGTTAGAAATACTCAAGATTTTAATGACAGGCTAGCATCAACTGCTAAGTTAGGAGATAATATTAAAATAATTAGTTTAGGCGATACGGATTGGCTTGCTATGGGTGCAACAAGCGAAGTTGTAGGGCATGTTTTTATTGTAAGTGCTTTAGGTTCTGGAACAGGAACATTTAATTTACTTACATCAAATCCTGCTTTTGAATTTGTAAAACCTTTACTCTTTGAAATATCTCAATGCTCAAAATATCCATCTCAATCTGTAGCATGGAAGAACAAATTTGGTACATGGGATTATCATTATTTCAATAACAACTCAGATGAGAGCATCTCAATGACTAGGTCAATCGAATACGAACGGAATGCAGGCTCATGGAATGCAGCAACATTCTCAATAGATAGCTTTGAAAGAGGTAAGGTGCAGA